GTTAAAGTTGATAGTTATGATTCATTAGTATCAGTAGTACAAGCATTGTTTAAACATGACGCTGAATTGTTATTACAAGAATATATGCCAACAGATTCAGATGTAAGAACCTTTGTTGTAGATAATAAAATATTTGCATGTACTAGACGTGTTAAGAAGGCAGGAGAATTTAGATCAAATGTACATAGAGGTGCAGTTGCAGAACCATATAAACTTTCTGATGAAGAAATAGAAATTGTTTTAAGAACAGCACGTGCATCAAAAGCATATCTTGTAGGTATAGATCATATAAAATATAAAGGTAAAATTTACGTATTAGAAGCAAACGGTTCTCCAGGAACTGGTGCAGATTATGAAGGTTATCATTACGAAGATTATATTGATACACCAAATACAATAGGCCCAATTAAAGGTAGTCAGTTAGTGGATAATGTTATAGAATATATTTCTGATAGAAAACATTGGGATAGACAATCAATTGTAGAAGTAGGTTATTTAGAAACAGTAGAATTATCTACAGTAGGAAAAGTAAGAGCAAAATTAGATACAGGTAATGGTGCAGAAACATGTGCCTTACATGCAGAAGAAGTGGAAGTTGTTAATGGTAAAGTTGCATGGAAATATAATGGTAAAAAGCATACAAGCAAGTTAGAAGGTTACCATAAAATTTTTAGAGCCAATACAAATGATGGTGAGGGAGAAAAAAGACCAGTTGTTAAATTAGATTTAACATTTAATGGATTTACATATAAAGATGTATTATTTGGTCTTGATGAAAGAAAAAGATCAGCTTCAGATGTATTATTAAACAGAGACATCATTAGAAGAATGAATGCTTCGGTTAACCCTAATAGAGAATTTGTATTAAGTAGAAGAATAAAACCTATTGACAAAAAGTAAATAATAGTATATAATGATTATATTATGCCAGAAGTAAAAATCTTTAGATTAAGTACAGGCGAAGATGTTATAGGTCAGAAAACAGAAGATAGCTCTTTCAATTTAACTCATATTAAACAACCGTTTGTGATTGTACCAATGCAATCAAAACCAGGTGGGCCAGTATCTTTAGCGTTAACACCTTATATGCCATATTCTGAATCTGAAACTATCGTGTTAAAAACAAGTAATATTATAACAGAAGTAGAACCAAAATTAGAAATTAAAAATTCTTATAATCAGCATTTAGGAACAGGAATAATTCAAGCAAAGAAACCTAAACTTATTATAGATTGATGATTACAGTATATTTTGTTAGAAACGGCCTGAAGATTAGGGTTGATGTTCCTATTGGCATGACTTTAATGGAAGCTGCAAAGAAATATAGTAAAATAGATATAAGAGAAATAACTGCTGATTGTGGTGGCTCTTGCGCTTGTGGTACTTGTCATGTTATAATAGATGATCGTTGGATTGTTAAGATTGCACCAATGAATGAAAATTATGCAGAATTGGATATATTAGAATTTGATAAACAATATAAAAAAGGATTGAGTAGATTAGCCTGCCAAATACAATTAACAAAAGAACATGATGGCTTAATCGCTCACTTATTAGATGAAGATATTAGATAATGAACTTTTACAAATCAGTTATAGAACATAGAGGTAAAATCTTTGTTAGAGGTATACATGACGGCAAAGAATATAAAGAACGAATAGACTTTGGGCCTACACTTTATTCATTAACACAACAACAAACCGAATTTAAAACTCTACAAGGCCAATATTTAAAACCTATTACTTTTAAAACAATAGATGACGCTAGAAGATTTAGACGTGAAGTAGTTACAGACAATTCACCTATCTATGGCCTAGAGAGATATCACTATCAATATATTAATAAATTTCATCCTGATAATATAGATTGGGATAAGAAGTTTATTAAAATCTTTACATTAGATATAGAAACTAGTTGCGAAAGCGGTTTTCCAGATGTTCAAAATCCTATAGAAGAAATACTTTGTATTACAGTTAAGAATCAATCTAATAAACAAATATTAACTTGGGGAACTGGTGAATATAAAACTGATAGAACTGATATAACTTATGTAAGATGTAAATCTGAAAAAGAATTGATGTTTGAGTTTATGAAGTTTTGGATTAAAAACTACCCAGATGTTACAACAGGTTGGAATACAAAGTTCTTTGATATACCTTATTTACTTAGTAGAATTACTTTAGTTGCAGGTGAAAAGGTTGCACAAAAGATATCGCCTTGGAATTTAATTCAAAAAGAAGAAATATTAGTCAGAGGCAGACCTCAAACAGTTTATAATATATTAGGTATTACTAATTTAGATTATTTAGATTTATATCAATGGTTTATTCCTACAAGACAAGAAAGTTATAAGTTAGATTTTATTGGTGAATTAGAACTTGGTCGTGGTAAAGATGAAATGAAACACGATACATTTAAAGATTGGTACACAAAAGATTTTCAATCATTTATTGATTATAATATTCAAGACGTTGAAATCGTTGACGCATTAGAAGATAAACTTGGCCTGATCGACCTATCATTAACTGTTGCTTATGAATCTAAAGTGAACTATGGTGATATCTTTTCACAAGTTCGAGTGTGGGATACCTTAATTGCAAATCATTTGTTAAGTAAAAATATTTGTATTCCACCACGTGAAGATAATACTAAGGATGAAAAGTATGAAGGTGCTTATGTAAAAGATCCGATACTTGGTATGCACAAATGGGTAGTTTCTTTTGATATCAATTCACTATACCCTCATATTATTATACAGTATAATATTTCACCAGAAAAGATTATTGGTTTAAATTCAGAAGGCATATCTGTTAATAAGATGTTAGATAAATCAGCATCATTACATCATTTAAAAGATAAAGATGCTTGTATTACACCTAATGGTGCATTGTTTAAGAATGATAGTCAAGGTTTTCTACCAGAGATGATGGAGACAATGTATAATGAACGTGTAATTTATAAGAAAAGAATGTTAAAGGCAAAAGCAGAATATGAAAAAACAAAAGATCCAAGTTTAGTTAGAGAGATATCACGTTGTCATAATATTCAATGGGCAAGAAAGATCGCCTTAAACTCAGCTTACGGTGCAGTAGGTAATGAATACTTTAGATATTATGATGTAAGACAGGCCAGTGCCATTACAACAGCAGGCCAATTTATCATTAGATTTATAGAAGAAAAAGTAAATAGTTATTTAAATAAAATATTACAGACAGATAACGTAGATTATATTGTGGCATCCGATACAGATTCTATCTATGTTACATTAGATAAACTTGTAGAACAAACTTGTAAAGATAAAACAGAAGATCAAATATGTAATTTTTTAAATAAAGTGGTTGATAGTAGAGTTGAACCATTTTTAAACAAATGTTTTGAAGAACTTGCAGACTATACAAACGCATTTAAAAACTGTATGGTAATGAAACGAGAAGTAATCGCTAACAAAGGTATTTGGGTTGCAAAGAAAAGATATATGTTAAATGTATTAGATGAAGAAGGCGTTAGACTTTCACAACCTAAATTAAAGATCATGGGTATAGAAGCGGTTAAATCTTCAACTCCACAAGTATGTAGAGGTAAGATTAAAGAAGCCATTAAAATTATAATGAGTAAAGACGAAGATACTTTACAAAAGTTTATTGCTGATTTTAAAAAAGAGTTCTTTACTATGTCGGCTGAACAGATATCTTTTCCAAGATCATGTAATAATATGAAAAAATATTACGATAGTAATAATATCTTTATTAAAGGAACACCAATACATGTTAAAGGTGCTTTAATTTATAATCATCAGATAAAAGAATTTAAACTTAAAAGTAAATATCCCTTAATACAAGAAGGAGATAAAATCAAGTTTCTTAAACTTGTAGAAGCAAATCCATTTAAGTTTGATGTGATAAGTTATATAACAACCTTACCTAAAGAATTTAATTTACAACAGTATATAGATTATGAAACTCAATTTGAAAAAACATTTTTAGATCCAATGAGATTTATATTACAATCTATTGGTTGGTCGCAAGAGAAGAAAGCAAACTTAGAGGCATTCTTCGCATGATACCTTTTCCTAATAAAAAATATAATATAATTTACGCAGATCCTCCTTGGCATTTTCAAAATTATAATAATGAAAAAACAAGAACTAATGCCGAACATCATTATAATACAATGTCATTAAAAGATATTATTAATTTACCAATAAAAAATATAACAGCTGATGATTGTATTTTGTTTATGTGGTGTACTGATCCTTTATTAGATAAACAAATACCGATAATAGAAAATTGGGGATTTACATATAAGACAGTTGGATTTGTTTGGGTAAAAACAAATAAAGATAGAATAAAAAATTATTATTTTAAGGGGCCAGGTTATTGGACTCGTGCTAATCCTGAAATTTGTATATTAGCAACAAAAGGAAAACCAAAACGTGTTAGCACAAATGTAGATAGATTAGTTGTAAGTGAACGTAGAGAACATAGTAGAAAGCCGGACGAAATTAGAAATATGATAGTTGAATTGTGTGGAGATATTCCTAGAATAGAATTATTTGCTAGACATAAATTTGATGGTTGGGATAGTTGGGGCAATCAAGTATGAAAACATTAACCAAAGAACAAGCATTACATTGTGCTAAAATATTTAAAGATTATTTTGGTAGTTTTAATCGTATAGATGATTATATGAGAGACCAAAAACTGGCCTCTATACAAAATATTCCTGCTGGATTACCAGGCATGAGTTTAGAAGATGATTTATTTTCTGATTTTACAATATCTCCTAATGATATGAAGTTAGAAGTATTGGAAATAGATAATGTAACTTGGGACACTTGTATTAATATGATATCAAGCCATAGTAACATGGTAAGTATTCCTGGTAAAAATTTAAAATTAGCAGTTAAAGAAATGACAACCAATAAATTTGTAGGGTTTATAAGATTGGCATCACCAGTTATTAATATGAAACCTAGAAACGAAATGTTAGGTAACATACCTGATCTATCGCATTTTAATAAAACGGCTATTATGGGATTTGTAATAGTACCATCTCAACCTTTTGGTTATAATTATCTTGGTGGTAAATTGTTGGCCGCTATCTGTTGTAGTCATAAAGTAAGAGAGATGATGAATAAGAAATATAATATGAATTTATGTTTATTTGAAACTACAAGTTTATATGGTAACAGTAAGGCATCAAGTCAGTATGATGGTATGAAACCCTATGTCAGATATAAAGGCCTAACAGATAGTGATTTTATTCCTATGTTACATGGTAAACCTTATGAACAGTTAAAAGACTACGTAGAGAACATAGTAGGCGATCTAGTAAAAGAAGATGCGTCTAGTAAGAAGTTAAAGTTAACCAATGCAATTATAGGTTTAATCAAACGATCTTTAAAAGATGATAAGACAGAACTGGAAGATTTCAACAAAGTTATCAACAACGCAAAAGACTTGACAGAACAGAAAAGATATTATATAAGTCATTATGGTATTAAGAATTATATTGATATAGTAAATGGTAAGACAGATACTATTATTAAAGATGATACCTATGGTAAATTTGAACTAGAAAGTATCATAGAATGGTGGAGAAAGAAAGCGGCCATTCGTTATGAGACTTTAAAGAAAGAGAATAAGATAAGAAATGAACTTGAACTTTGGACTAAAAATTCTTCAATACAAATTATTCGATAAAGATTTATTTTATATAAATAACTTTATATATATTGATGTGATTGTGAGGAGTTAATTTTAAAATTTATAGAGAGATGGAACAGAATAAACTTTTAATACACAAACATTTAATTATTAGAGCCGAAGTGAAAAACCCACCAAAAAACGAAGAGCAATTAACAAACTGGTTAAAAGACTTCATATCTTTTATTGATATGAAAGTTTTAATGGGACCTTACGTTAAGTATTGTAATACAGTAGGCAACAGAGGTATTACAGGTGTGGCCGTTATTGAAACAAGCCATATAGCAATGCACGTATGGGACGAGACAGATCCTGGTATTATGCAATTTGACGTTTATAGCTGTTCAGAATTTGACCCTTATAAGATTGCAGACAAACTACAAGCAGATTTTGATGTAGTTAAATTAGACTATAAGTTCTTAAACCGTGAAACTGAGTTGAAACCTATTAGATTAAAAAAAGATACTATGAATAAATATGCAAATAATTATATACAAGAGTCCTTCCAATTATCTAATACATAATTTTCCTCCAGAACAGCTTGACGAAATACGCCAAGTATGTTATAGTCTAGGAATAAAATATTATATAATTAATTATAGAAAAACAATGGAGAATGTGAATGAGTAATTTTTTAAAAGACATAATCAAAGATGTAGGTAACGAGTATGCAACACTAGTATCAGATGGTGTTGACAGTGCAGATATAACAAGTTTCATAGATACAGGTTCATATTCTTTTAACGCATTATTATCAGGTAGTATTTTTGGTGGTTTACCAAGTAATAAAATTACCGCAATTGCAGGCGAAGCGGCAACAGGTAAAACATTTTTTGCTTTAGGTATTTGTAAAAATTTCTTAGATAAGAATAAAGAAGCAGGTGTAATTTATTTTGAATCTGAAAGTGCAATCTCAAAAGAAATGATTATTAGTAGAGGCGTAGATGCAACAAGAATGGTAATAGTTCCTGTGGCTACAGTGCAAGAATTTAGAAATCAATCAATAAAAGTATTAGACAAATACTTAGAACAACCAGAAGATAAAAGAAAACCTTTAATGTTTGTATTAGATAGTTTAGGCATGTTATCTACAACTAAAGAAATGGAAGATACAGCAGAAGGAAAAGAAACACGAGATATGACTAGAAGTCAAATCGTGAAATCAACATTTAGAGTTTTAACATTGAAACTTGGCAGGGCAAAAGTTCCAATGATAATGACTAACCACACCTATGACGTAATAGGTTCTATGTACCCACAAAAAGAAATGGGTGGTGGTTCCGGTCTTAAATACGCTGCCTCATCAATCATCTATCTCGGCAAAAGAAAAGAAAAAGATGCCGACAACGAAGTGATTGGTAATATTATCCACTGTAAAAACTACAAGTCAAGGTTAACAAAAGAAAATGCTCAAATAGATGTGAGACTAACATATAAAGAAGGATTAGATCGTCATTATGGTTTGTTAGAAATTGCAGAAGAAGCAGGCATTTTCAAAAAAGTATCAACAAGATATGAAATGCCAGATGGTACAAAAGTATTTGGTAAGTCTATCAATGATGAACCTGAAAAGTATTTTACAAAGGAAATATTAAAACAGATAGATGAAACAACAAAGAAAAAATTCCTATACGGAGCAGAGTAATATAAAATATCTCTTTGTACAAAAAGAAGGCGAAGAGCAAACTTATATTAAACTTGTAGAAGAAAAATACTTAGGTATTGTTTACAAGTATGGTAATGTACAATTTGCTAGTGAACCTAAAGAAGATGGTACACTACCAATGAGATTTACCTATGAAATTATTAAGAATCCTGATGAAATCAAATTTGATGAACAAGAATTTATTAATTACATTGGTGATATATTAGTAGAACTATTAGAAAAACAATTGACAGATGGAAAAGTTGAATTTAAACAATGAACGAATAGAGATTACAATACTACGTAATTTTATATTCAATGAAGCTTTTACAAGAAAAGCCTTACCTTTTTGTAAAGAAGATTACTTTGCAAATCGTTCTGAAAGAATATTGTTTAGAGAAATAGATACATTTGTAAACAAATATAAAAACATTCCAACAAAAGAAGCATTACTTATAGAACTAGGTCAGAGAAAAGATATTAACGAAGATGAATTTAAATCTATAAAAGAATTACTATTATCTATCAGTGAAGAAAAGGTAGACTTACAATGGTTGTTTGATACTACAGAAAAATTTTGTAAAGATAGAGCAGTACATAATGCAGTATTAACTGGTATTAAAATATTAGATAAAAAAGATCCTAGACTTACACCAGAGGCAATACCTGGTATTCTTGCAGACGCATTGGCCGTTTCTTTTGATAACCATATAGGGCATGACTACATAGAAGATGCAACTAGAAGATTTGATTTCTATCATACTAAAGAAAAGAAATATGAATTTGATTTGTCTTATATGAATCGTATTACTAAAGGCGGCGTACCACCTAAAACTTTAAACATTGCATTGGCAGGTACTGGTGTTGGTAAATCTTTATTCATGTGTCATTGTGCATCCAGTTTCTTAACACAAGGTTTAAATGTATTATACATTACAATGGAGATGTCAGAAGAAAGAATTGCAGAACGTATTGATGCCAATCTATTAGATGTGAATATGGATGATTTACATAGTATGCCTAGACAAATTTATGATGATAAGATTACTAAGATTAGAAACAAGACCGCTGGTAAATTAATTATAAAAGAATACCCTACAGCGTCTGCTCATGCTGGCCATTTTAGAGCACTATTAAATGAACTTGCATTAAAGAAATCTTTTAGACCAAATGTTATTTTTATTGATTATCTAAATATTTGTTCTAGTAGTAGATTTAAAGGTGGTAATATATCTTCGTACTTCTTCATTAAGGCAATTGCCGAAGAACTACGAGGTCTTGCAGTAGAGTTTAATGTACCTATCTTTAGTGCAACACAAACAACAAGAACAGGATTTATAAGTACAGATATTGGATTAGAAGATACTTCAGAATCGTTTGGTCTTCCAGCAACGGCCGATTTTATGTTTGCATTAATATCAAACGAAGAATTAGAAGCATTAGGCCAAATGAAGATTAAACAATTAAAGAATAGATATAATGATCCATCTATTAACCGTTCTTTTATAGTAGGTGTAGATAGAGCAAAGATGAAATTATATGATGTGTCCGTTAATGCACAAAATATAGTAGATAGCAACCAAAGGGAACCGACAGTTAAAACAAGTTATGATAAATTCTCGGACTTCAAAATATGAAAAGACAAAAAGTAAAGTTTCACAAGAGTGATAAGAGACCCGGTTTTCTAAGCGAAACATTATCTTATGAAAAGAAAATGGTTAAAAAAGGCAGAAGTATATTTTGGCAAGTTATTGAAAAACCAACAGGCACTATAGTAAAACAATCATTCTTTGAAGAAGATATAGAAGATTTAGTTAAGTTTCAAAATGAACACCGTCAATGGCAACGTAATGGTGGTATACCTAAATTTCTTTGCGATATTATTAAATAGTTGACACTTTCTTATAAATATTGTAAAAGAGAGATATGTCATTTAATATAGACAAACATTCAGAATTAATAAGCCGTTTACCAAGCGAATTAAAAACCAACATAACATCATTAATTAAAATGATGAAAGAAGGAAGTTTTTTTGCTGATGATAGTCCTATTACTAAAGGCTCAACGTATCAAATAAAAGTATCTAAAGAAAATTTTGATAAGATACAAACAACAATTAAAACAAAATTTAAAGGCATTATTAAATTAGGTGCCAAAAGACAAGCAGACTTTTTAGTTAATAATTATAGAATTAGATTTATAGAAACTGGCAAGAAATCAGTAGGGCAATTAGATGCAGTTGCCACAGGTAAACAAGAAAGAGCATCTCTATGGATTATAAGGAGAGTATTAAAAGATAAAAGAAAATATTACACAGCAAACGATATTAGAAAAGATCCAAAATATAAAGAACTGGTTAGTATCTATCCTGAAGTTGATGATGATCCTGAATGGTTAGATAACTTCTATGCACAACAAAAGAAAATGTTAGAAGTCTTTAGAAGTGTAAACTTTACAGAATATAATAGAGATGGTGGTTTTATGGATTACATTTCTAAAATCATTAAAGATAAATTCAAGATTGCTAAAAAAGACAGTTGGAATCCAGCAGATATATGGTTAATTCAAAACGAACAACAAGTAAGAAATTCAATTAACGAAGCATTAGAAAGTAAAACATCATCTATATCTAAATTAAATGATATAATGAAAAATCTTTTTGAAAAAAGAAAAGTAGTTGGTGTATCTTTAAAAAAAGTTTCAGGTAAAGAAGCCAGATGGGAAGAATTAAATACTAAAGATGCCTTAATGAAACAAGACAAATTTGCAATGTATTTAAATAAATCTGTTATAAACTTTACAAATAAAAAAGATGGTACATTAACTTCAGCAGACTGTAGAATAATTATTAAAGATAAAGATGATGAAGTAGAATTTCAGATTAGACAAAATGGTAAAGGATTTATGCAGAATTTAAAATTTGACGGTAAAAGAAAGAAATCGGGGGCTGCTCGTATAGGTAAAGTACCAGTTGATTTGATGACTACATTGTTTAGAGAGAATGGAATAGGCAGTGGTAATTTATCTTATGTTAATAACCATACTTTATATCCTAAATCTTTAGACGCATTTAAAAAAGTGGCTAAAAGATATGAAGCCAAATTTAATTTTATAAGATCAAAGGTACAAACAGATACATCAACAGTTAATTTTATTAAGAACATGATATCATCATATAATTCAGATGATTTAAAAAATGGTGTATCGCATACCAAACTAATGGAACTAGACTTTTTATTCTGTATCTATTCATTACCAGAGAAGAAAAGAAATAAGATGTTAACGGATATGGTCTATCTAGCTGAAAAAAGAGGTTCTCAGTTTGGTCCTTTTGGTAAATTATACTAAATCTTGACATCAACTTAAAGATGTGATATAGTATAAATAATAGTATTGATATAGTTTATTGTAAGTTTGACTTTGTTTATGGGAACAATGAGAGAGAAATGTTTAGTTTTAAAGGATTCGTAACAAAGGGTACTAATACCCATTTGGAACATTTAGAAGATAGTATTATAGACCAAGGTTCTAAAGGTGGTCGTAATGCGGTCAATTTTCTAAAATCAATCAAAAAAATGCTTACAGGTAATGTAGGCGGCCGACTTAACGTAACAGTTAAATGGGACGGTGCGCCAGCAGTTATCTGTGGAATTAATCCTGAAAATGGTAAATTTTTTGTAGCAACTAAATCTTTATTCAACGTAAATCCAAAAATCAATTATTCTACAGGCGACATTATGAAAAACCATGATGGCGTTTTAGCACAGAAACTTATTGTTTGTTTAAGAGAGTTATCTAAATTAGGTATCAATGGTATTTTACAAGGCGATCTTTTATTTACAAAAGGTGATGTTAAGACTACAACAATAGATGATAAAGAATATTATACATTTACACCAAATACAATTACGTATGCAGTACCAGTTAACAGTGTAATAGGTCAAAGAGTTGCACGTGCAAGATTAGGTATAGTTTTCCATACAATGTATTCAGGTAAAGATATTAAACATCTTTCAGCAAGTTTTGGAAGTGTTGCTGGGTTTCCTAAATCATCTTCTATTTTTATTACAGATGCAACATACAAAGATACGTCAGGGGCTGCTACATTTAACAAATCAGAAATGGGCCAGTTTGATAATATCATTTCAATGGCAGAAGGATCATTACAGAAAGCGGCACCAATGTTAGATATACTTAACGTTGCAGATTCTTTAGCAGTAGGTTATAAACTTAAATCATTTTTCAATCATTACATTAGAAATTCACAAGGCGATATGGCCAAAGTAAAAGATTTAGTAGATATGTTTAGAGTGTATTATAATAATATGTTGCAACAAGAAGTTGAAGCAGTAAGTAAAGAAGAAACAAAAAACAAATATAGAAAAATTAGAGATGATGGTTTAAACTTCATTGATAGGAATCAACAAGCATTATACTTTGCAATTGCAAGTTGGATATCATTACAACGTGCAAAGAATTTTTTAATAAGAAAAATGAATCAAATACAAAGTATTGGCCAGTTTATAAGAACACCAGATGGATTTAAAGTAACTAATCCTGAAGGATATGTGGCTGTTGATAGAGTTAAGGGTGCAGTTAAACTTGTAGATAGATTAGAATTTAGTAGAGCAAACTTTACAATAGCAAAAGATTGGCTGAAAGGATAATATGATTAAACAATTGAATCCAGCTTTACCTATAATAACTCCTAAAGGAGAAGCCTATGTTCATTTTTTAATTGATTATGGCATGGAAGAACATCTACTATGGGTATGCTTTATTAATGAAACTGGAGAATGTTGGACTTTTAGAAATCCACAAATAAGATTAAAACCTAACGAGACTTTTAATAGATCAAAAACAACGGAGATAGTATGAAAACATTTAAACAATTTATAAAAGAAGCTGCTGTAGATTCAAAAGGACTTAAAAGTTCTACAGGAGGATTAACACAAAAAGGTAGAGATTATTATAATCGTAAAGATGGTAGTAATCTAAAAGCACCTGTAACAAAAAAACCATCTGAATTAAAAAAAGGCAGTAAAGCATATAATAGACGCAAGTCATTTTGTGCTCGTATGTCTGGTAATCCAGGCCCAATGAAAGATGATAAAGGAAGACCGACTCGTAAAGCATTGGCATTAAGAAAGTGGAATTGCTAGTGAAATCATTTGAACAAATACTTTCAGAAGGCTTATACGATCCAGGTATTTTTAAGGCTTTCTTTTTAGCAGGTGGGCCAGGTTCTGGTAAATCATTTGTTACTAGAAATGTATTTGCTGGATCAGGTTTAAAGATTGTCAATTCAGATATTATATTTGAAAAGAGTTTAAAGACTGCTGGTTTATCTTTATCTATGCCAGATGAAGAACAATATTTTAGAGATGTATTAAGAAATAAAGCAAAAGCAATAACTGAAAATCAATTAGATTTATATATCAAAGGTAGATTAGGTTTAGTAATAGATGCTACTGGTAGAGATTATAATATAATACAAAGTCAAGCAGGTCTACTAAAACAATTAGGTTATGATTGTTACATGGTATTTGTTAATACCAGTTTACAAGTTGCAATGGAAAGAAATTCTAAAAGAGAAAGAGTTGTACCTGAATATATTACAAAAAAATCTTGGGAAGGTGTGCAACTTAATATTGGTAAATTTCAAAACTTTTTTGGTATGCAAAACTTTATAGTAGTAGATAACAGCAGATCAGAACAAGAATTGGTTACATTAACAATGAATAAAATAAACAGTATTGTTAGAAGATTATTAAATACACCAATCAAAAGTTACATAGCAAAAAGATGGATGGCCAAAGAGAGAATGGCAAGGAGAACAAATGTTTAAATTAATTAATGAAGCAGTTATAGATATACCTAGGCGTACTTACGCTAAAGATGTATTTGATAATGCAGATACAGAAAATCCAAAACTAAAACAATCTGTATTAGATATCATTAATGCACAATTAAAAGAGTTTGAAAAACTTTATCCTATTAAAAAATATAGTTTAGTTGGTTCTAGTATTACAAAAAATTATAGAGATGATGCAGACCTAGATGTAAACGTTTTATTTGACGTTGCACCTGCTGATAGAGAAGCAGTTAGAATTAAATTAGCACATCAATTAAAAGGTATCAACGGTAAATTAATTCCAGGAACAAAACATCCAATCAACTATTACATCATTACAGATCCAAATGTAAAAGAAACAAATGATAAAATGGCTGATGGTGTATTTGATATTAAAAATAATACTTGGTTAAGAAAACCAAAAGAATTTAAATTTGATGCTAATAGATATGCAGCTGATTTTGAAAGAAAAGTAAAAGAGATAGATGTAATAGAAGGAGAATTAAAAAGAGATATCATTGATTACAAAGAGTTAACAGAATTAAATCCTGATGATGTTTTAAATTTACAAGAAATTATAAATGAAAAAATATCTAAGATAGAGGATGATATTAAGCATTTAGTTTCAATTGGTAATACAGTATTAAAAGATAGACAAGATGCTTTTGCTACTGATATGACACCAGAAGAAATAAGAACATTTGGTAAAAAGAATTTATTACCTAAAAATGTTATCTATAAGATGTTAGAGAAATATCATTATCTAAGATTGTATCACCAATTAAAAGATATATTAAATGATGGTAAGATTACAGACGCAGAAATACGTTCTATACAAACCGAAGATAAAGAAGATGATACAGTAATGATGTATAAACTAACAGGTAGAGCAATAAAGGCTATGCCAGGTTCTATTATACAAAAAGAAATTATAAAACAATTGAATGTTTACAGAAAAAAATTAGGTATGGAACCTATAACAATTCACGGAGATAAACCTATAACAGAAGGTGTAAACAAATCTATCGCATTTACTTTTGGTAGATTTAATCCACCAACTATAGGACACGAGAAACTATTACAAAAGGTTGCAAGTTTAGGTTCAGATTATAAAATATTTTTAAGCAGATCACAAGATGCAATTAAAAATCCATTATCACCATCAGACAAATTAAAATGGATGCAAACAATATTTAAATCTTATGCTGGCCATATATTGGTGATGCCTACAAATATGGTATTAGAACTAGCAGCCAAAATTTACAGCATGGGTTATACAAATATAACTATGGTTGTTGGTAGTGATAGAGTAAGAGAATTTGATACTATACTAAACAAATATAATGGTGAAAGAAACAGACATGGTTTCTATAACTTTGAAAAGATAAATGTAGTATCAGCAGGCGAAAGAGATCCTGATGAAGAAGGCGTAACAGGAATGAGTGCAAGTAAATTAAGAAACTATGCTTCAAGAGGTGATTTAAAGAATTTCAAAAGAGGAATACCAGGCAATTTAACAGAGAAACAAAAGAACGAGTTATTCTTTGATGTTAGAAAAGGTATGGGGTTATCAGTTAGTTTGGCCGCAGAATTTGAACCAACCGAAATGCCTAAAACTTTACAACAATTTGAAACACAACAAGTAAGGGACTTATACATTAGAGAAATGATATTCAATATTGGCGAACAAGCACACAACGTCAATTTAGATGTAAAAGGAAAAGTAGTAAGACGAGGAACAAATTATATTGTATTAGAAGATACAAATAACAACCTCCACAAATCATGGATTTGGGATTGTATTCCAATAGCCGCAGATAAAGAAGTAATGGTACGAGAATACAATTTAGATATTGATTACGGATTTAAAGCCGTATCAGAAATTAAACAAGAAGATAAACAAGATAAACATAAGAAGATGTTTAATGAATTAAAAAAGGATTTGATTAAGATGACAAAAAAAGAAGCATACGATATAGGACATGATTATGCACAACACACTTCTAAGATAACACCAGGCGAACCTGGTTACGACCCCAATTATCAAGGTGGCGAATATAAACCTAGTAATGCAGAAGATAATAAAGAGCTAGTAGCAACAACTAGAATATATCCAGATGGTGAAAAAATACCTAATTCATTACCACCAAAATATATGGCTGCCAATTCTAAAGAGGTACCAGAAGGACAACATTGTGGTAATTGTGAATACTATGCAGAAAGTAATAGTTATTGTAAGAAATTTGACGCTAAGGTTAGAAATAATTATTGGTGTGCCAAGTGGGAACCAAACAATAAGAAAGTGTCCATGCAAGATATAGAAGAATGGGCTGGTTCAAATGAGACAATAGATAAATATAGAGAAAGATATGGTATTAACTATCAATCTAAGATTGACGAAGTTAAACAAAAAATGATGTCTTTCAAAGAATATAGTAAGGATAAAAAATAATGAGTTTTATTAAAGAATCAAAAAAGGCTTATAAACAAGTACAAGAAAATCATATTGCAATTGCTATGGGTAAGATGTTAGATGATGAAGGTAGTATGGTATTAAATCAATTAGAAGAATTAGAGCGTGCTATTAAAATGATTCGTGATTACGTTGGTACTGATTATGAAAAACAATTGCCAGCATGGGTTCAAGCTAAAGTTACATTAGCAAGTGATTATATATCTACAGTAGGCAATTATCTTTCTAGTAAAAATGAAAAAGTAACAGAAGAAGCTATTAAAGAAGAATTTGATTTAAAAGAAACATCATTAACCGCTATTCATAAAATGAAAGAAGATGGAAAAACAACAGAAGAAATAGCAAAAGAATTAAAACTAAACGCAGGTCTAGTTAAAAAGATTTTAGGCGAAGAAGTAGAATTAAAAGAATTTACAGATGCACAAATTGCTCAACTTAAAAAAGAATTTGATCCTCTTAAAGGCAAACAATTATCTACAGCAAGAGCAAATCAATTATCAAACATACTAGATAAGTTAGATGACGGTTCATTAGATAAATTAAAAAGTTCTTTAATACCTTTTGTGTCAGCATTAGCAGCTGCAAAAACAACTCAAAGAAAATTTAGAGGTGTTAAAATAACAAACATTAAAGTTCCGGGTTTAGAAGGCATGGCCGAAGAAAAAATTGATTTACAAGAAAAACCTAAAGTTAAAAAACAAAAAGATCAAACAAATAACATACCTCAAAACATAGAACCTTCAAATGCAGGTGGCGCTAATACACAAATTGGCCTTTCTATGGGAGAAGAAATACAATTAAAACCAGTTCCTAGTTTAGAAGATAGTGCTAAAAAACATAATGTAGATATTGAAGCATTAAAGAAACAATTAGAAAAAGGTATCAAATCAGAATCAGAACATACTGATGATCCTAAAGTTGCTGAGAAAATAGCATTAGCTCATTTGGATGAAAGACCAGATTACTACGATCAATTGGATAAATTGGAAAACAAACCAGTTGAAAAAATAACAGAAGTAAAAGAACCTACAGGAGAATTAAAAGATGCTTGTTGGACTGGTTATGTAGCAGTTGGAACTAAAATGAAAAATGGAAAACGTGTACCTAATTGTGTACCAAAATCAGAAGCATATAAAGGTGCTAAATCTATAGTAGAAAAAGCATGGAAAAAATTAAAGGAGAAAAAATAATGTCAAGATATTTAGAAATTAAACCAGGTAGTATATCAGAAGTAGCTAAGAAATTGAGAGAAGATTATGAAGCTTACTTTAAAAAAGAATTAGAAAAAGAAGGAAAATCTTTAGCATCAATGACTGATGCTGAAAAGAAGGCCTTCTTTAATAGAGTTGATAAAGGGTATAACGCTAAAGATGAAGCAACTTCACAAGACGTTTCTCCTAGTATAGCAAACAAACCAGTTGCTACAAGTAAGACTACATTAGTAGCTGCACCAGGCGGTAAAGAAAAAGTAATAAGAATACCTATAGAAAAATTAGCAGACTATAAAGCAAAAGGTTATGTTGAAGCAGAAGAATTTGTACCAGAAGAAACAGTAACAGAAGAACCTAAAAATGCTTACGCAATAGGTATGGCTGCTGCTATGAAAGCAACGGGTGATAAACCACCTTTAAAAAAATCTACAATTATTAAAGCACATGACATTGCTAAAAAAATTGAAAAGAATGAAGAAGTACAATCTGAAGAATTAAAAGGCAATCAAAAGAAATTAGATAAAAATCATAATGGTAAATTAGATGCTGATGATTTTAAAAAACTTCGTAAAGAAGAAGATGAAGATGCCGATAAAACGAATAAAAAACAAAAAGAAGTTAAAGGTGAAAAAGAAATAATTAAAATTGCTAAGTATGAAGAAGAAACTATAAAAGAAGCTGGTATGAAAGCAATCGATACAGATAATCAAGAATTAAAAAGACTTAGAACAAGATTAACTCAATTAAGAGATTCTGAAAAAGCGGCTGGTGGTGCAGATACTACAAATATAGAAAAACAAATACATCAAACAAGAGGCGCAATATTGGATTTACAAAAGAAACAATTGCAAAAACAAGAAGATATTGATGCTGATAAAATGAATAAAAAACAAAAAGAAGTTAAAGGTGAAAAAGAACCTATTAAAAAAATAGAAGAAGCTGCTAAGAAACCAAATTATAAAAAATATAAGAAGTCTTTAAAAAAAGAAGAAGAAAATCCTAAAAATATGAAAAGCACTTTGACTGGTAAACCTGTAACTAAAATTGATGTTGAACCTAAATTAGCAGGCCATAATTAATAAGTATTTAAAGTATCATGGATAAGTTACCTCGTATATATTGCGACATGGACGGAGTATTATGCGATTTTAAATCAGCAGCAATTAAAACTACAGGCATGTCTATTGATAAGTGGATGGAAAATAATAGTGAACTTGATAAATGGAAACCAATCATAGACAAAAAAGATTTTTGGTATAATTTACCATGGCAACCAGGTGGCCAACAGTTATGGTCTTATATAAACAATTATGAACCACACATACTATCTGCTTACGTAGAACACGCATCTGATCCAAATTGTATTCCTGGAAAAAGATCATGGGCGGTATCTCATCTAGGTATACCAGCAAACAGAATCAATCTAGTTAAAAGAAAAGAAAAACAAAACTATGCTAAAGTTAATGGAGAACCTGCTCTGTTAATAGATGATTATATTAAAAACGTTAATCAATTTAAGGCTCGTGGTGGTTATGGAATACTACACATCAGTACGGCCAACACCATATCACAGTTAAAAAAACTAGGTTTCAAATAGTAGTTTCTTATAAATAGTAACGTTATAACAAATCACTTATTAATAAGGAGAGAAAAATGAGTTTATGGGGAAATAAGGATGCTAAAACTGCAACAGGAACAGTAGCAATAAATGCTGGTGGTACTGTTACGGGGACATCAACTCTTTTCACTACACAAACTAAAGTAGGAGACTACATTAGAGTAGCAGGAGAAGATTACGTAATTAAAAGTATTGCTTCAAACACATCAGCAGTTGTTACTGCAGGTGTAGTAGGTGCAACTTTATCAGCTGTAAGTCCAGCAGCTGCATATACATTATCAGAAAAACCAAAATATGTATCATATTCAGAATCATCAAATTCTAGCGGAACACAAGGTGATCCAACTAAAGTTTATGGTGTTGATACAACTGAAACAGCAGTTCAAGCAAGTAAAATTGCTCACGCTGGTTGGGTTAGACGTATTGCAGGTTCTGGTGGAAGAACAGGAAGAGTACAAACTGAAGTATTAGTAGCAAGTTCATCTATATCAGGTGATCAGTCTGACGATACTCAGTTCCCTGACGCATAATACATAGATTTGTGGTGGGCTTAATCGCTCACCATAATGTATAAATATATAAACAAAGTGATCTAAGTAAATACTTAGAGTAGCATTCCCGAAAGGGTTTATAGGAGAATAAAATGGCAGATAAGAAAATCACGGCGCTTACCGATTTAGGTACAGCATTAGCAAACGCAGATTTGTTCCATGTAGTACAAGATCCATCTGGAACACCAATCAATAAAAAAGTATCAACTTCAAATGTATTTAACAATATACCAACATATATTGGTTTAAAACAAACAGCAGACACATTAAGTGCTAGTGGCGCTTCAAGTGTTACAACAGCAGTTACATTGGTTGATGCAACATCAGGTACAAGAGCAATTACACTTGCTGACGGTACTGATGGTCAAATTAAAACAATTATAGATACTGCATCATCTGGTACAAATGCAATTACTATTACACCTACTAATTTAAGAGGTTTTACTAGTGTTGTGTTAAATGCACAAGGTGAAACTGTTACACTAATGTTCAAAAGTTCTAAATGGAACATTATTGGTGGACACGGTTATTCAGCATCTTAATAATTAGGAGTATAATATGAATATTGATGAAAAAACATTGTTATCTGAAAAAGAATTATTAACAAAAGATTTTAATTCTATTTCAGAAAAAATTAAACAAGTCGAGTTTGAATTAGGCAACATGAAAAGCAATTTAAATGCCATTTATGGTGCTCTTCAACAAACAGACAAACTTTTAAAGATGAGTGAGACAAGAATTACTTACTCAGAAGAAATAAAAGATTCAAATGAAAAGATTTAAGTCTTACATTATTGAAAAAGATTTAAATGAATTTGAAGAAGATTGTTTATTAAATGAAACTAAAAAGGAAAAAGAAATGAAAAGTTTTAAACAACATATAAAAGAAGCTCACTATGAAGGTGATGCACAAGGTGTTGGTACTACAGATAATCAAAATTCTGTAGAAGATAGCCACATTGGTGTTCATAACATAGAAAATCCAGAAGTGTTAAAACAAGTTAACGCTTTTGTTGGTTCAATAGCTGCACGTGAATATTTGGTTCCACTTCATGCTGTAAGTGAATTAAGAGAAAAACTAGGTAGACTAGGTTTATCTTTTGATAACAACGTAGTATTACCTGAAAGTGGTAATGGTTCAGTTGTTGTTACACTTAAGCAATTTGGCGGTAGATACGGTAAAGATACTGATTCTAAACCAGATGAAGTAATCAATGATGATGGTATCAGCCACAGAAAAGAAGGTGGATTGAAGCTTGAGTTTAACTTTGAAAAATTAAATAATAATAGTTCAAAGGTTTACGCTAAGCTAATATAAGATTAGCAATGTTTAAACAGATTACCAAAGAAAATTGGTTATTGTTTGCACAACATAATTATGATAATCCTACTCTGGAACAAGAGAGAGAATTTTACGAAGATTTGAAAAGATTTAAATATCTTAAAAGATTGTTTCGTAAATACGTGTTTACTGGCGATTTAAATATTAGATTGGTAGTAAATCATATTATAGTGTTGCAAAATGTCTTTGGTGTAGAAGCCGCAGTTACATTATTGTTATATAAATTAGATTCTCGATTTTGGCCTGCTTTGAAATCTGTTTTAGATTATTTAAATTATTTGTATCCACATGAGTTACAAGAAGTGGATGCCGATAAAAAAGTTTTAGAAATACTAAAAGGACTATAATGGCAAATAGATTAGTAGATTTATTAATTACTTATAGAATAGTAAAATTAATATCAACACCATGGGAACAACAAGAGGCCTATAAGTTTGGCATCATTGATCGTACTGGTAAAGTTTTAAGAAAAGCAAATAAGTTAAATACTGAAGCAGAGAAAGATTCTTATACAGTATTACACAGATTTTGTTTTAATTTAAAACGAATATTACAGAAAATGGGGTTAGGATCTTCATTATCTTCCTTTGCAGTGGCATTAGCTTTTATTCTTAAAGAAAATAAAGAACTTCAAAAGCATAAATCCTTAATAGAAAGTACAGTAGTTTCTTATCTTAAACAAATTAATGTATATGATAAGTTATTAATCGAAGTAAGAGTTATAAAAGAAAGTAATGAAGAACCTTTTATGACTTGTTTTGGAATAGACGTATATGAAAAAGATGGAGAATTAATATCAGAATATGAAAAAATTTAAAAATTTTAGAGAAACCAATCAAACTTGTAAA